TAAAAAATTCTTACAATCCTGAAATTAGAAACAGTGAAATTAGTTGGTTAAAACACACAAATGAAACCGATATTATTTGGTGTAAAATTTTAAATACTATTACAGAAGTTAATCGAAGATTTTTCCATTTTGATTTGAGTGGTTGTTTTGAAGATGCTCAATTAACCTACTATTCTCATGAAAACAAACAACACTATTCTTGGCATAAAGACTCTGGTTCAAATTCATTTATACCTAGAAAATTAAGCATGACTTTGTTGTTAAATGATCCGGAAGAATTTAAAGGGGGTGATTTTCAATTAATGACCGATAGTGATACACCCGTTACCGTTGAACAAAAGAAAGGTCGTGCTTGGTTTTTTCCATCATATACTCTACACCGAGTTACTCCGGTAACTGAAGGTGAAAGAAAAAGTTTGGTTTTATGGATTGGAGGTCCAGCATTTAGATGATGAACATTTTACCTTTTAAAGAACCTTTTGAGTATATGCTCATCGAAGACTTTTATGATGAGCAAGAACTTCGATTAATATGGAAAGAAATAGACTTTCTTTCTGATAAGTTATTGTCACACGAAAATACTTCACCGGCTAGAGATTCTGAAGGCAAGTCACTGAAGAAAAATAATGGTTTGTTTTTAGATGATGTCTATGTGAACCGAGATACCAGCAGTATTTTGACTTTAAACCGAAAACTATGGTGTCCCGAGTTAATTAAATCTTACGAAGCCAACAGCTATTGGTGGTCATACGTAGTAGAATGTAATCGTGATCGAACTTTATTGAATCGATACAATACCGAATGTTATTATAGACCACACAGAGATAAAGCGATCTTCACAGCGGTAACCGTTTTATATAAAGAACCGGCAAACTTTATAGGTGGTGATTTTATTTTTTCGGATTATGAAATTACTACACCCAAACAGAATAACCTTGTCATAATTTTTCCTAGTGTCATTAATCATTCAGTCGAACCAGTTACCATGATACAGGAAGGTCTTGAAAACTCTGAAAGGTTCAGTATTTCTCAGTTTCTTTACATTTCCGACATACATCCTTAATGTATAAATAGAACAAAGCCCTAAAAATAAACTGGCTATAGGAATAACATGTCAACTATAACTACAAGACAACAGTTTAAAGACTACTGCTTACGCAGACTTGGTTTTCCAGTCATTGAAATCAACGTAGATGATGATCAAGTAGATGATCGAATTGATGACGCTATCAACTTTTGGCGCGACTATCATTATGATGGTACCGAAAAGTTATTCATGAAACATCAAATTACGCAAGCAGATATTGACCGTCAATGGATTTATGCTCCAGACGCGGTGCAATTTGTCACTGGTATTTTTCCATTTGATCAGTCTAATGCATCAATCAATATGTTTGACTTGCGTTACCAGTTGCGTCTGCATGATTTGTATGACTTTACTTCGGTGTCATATGTGTCATATGAAATTACGATGCAGCATCTACGCACATTGAATCTACTGTTTTCTGGCACACCACAATTCCGTTTCAATCGTCATCAAAACAAAGTCTTTCTTGACATTGATTGGACAAGAGATGTTCAACCAGGAGACTATGTTATCGTTGAATGTTATCGCTTGATTCGACCAGAAACAGTTACACTGACTGGTACGGTAACAGGAAGTCCTTCTTCAAATACTATTACAGGTTATGGTACCAAATTTGATCAAGAAATTGTGCCATTTGATTTCATTACAATCGGCAATGAATCGAAGCAAGTAGGTAATATTGAGTCTCCTACAAGTATCACATTGGTTGGACCACCTACACTGACACATAATAATTCTGCTATTTCAATTGAAGGTACAACTGATGTGTGGAATGATCGTTTTCTGAAACAGTTAGCAACAGCAAAAATCAAACAACAATGGGGCAACAATCTCAAAAAGTTTGAAGGTATTCAAATGCCAGGTGGTGTAACACTTAATGGTCAAAAAATTTACGAAGAAGCCACAGAAGAAATCAAACAACTAGAGGAAGAGATTTATCAGATGGGTTCATTGCCATCCGAAATCTTTACTGGATAATTAATGGCCACGAACTTCTATTTCAATAATTTTCCTTCACGTTTGGGTAATGGCAATCCCGTTACACCCGAACAATTGTTGGTTGAAGACCTTGTTATTGAAGCACTCAAAATATATGGTCTAGATGTTTATTATTTGCCGCGCACAACACGTGATGAAGTGGATTATTTGTTTGGTGAAGATCCACTAAAACAATATCGCACCGCACATCCAATTGAAATGTATCTTGAAAACGTAACCGGCTTTGACGGTGACCAAGACTTCATTTCAAAATTTGGTTTAGAAATTCGTGATGAAATAACAATGCTTGTTTCACGACTTAGATTTAGATATACCGTCAACGGTTTAACACGACCAAATGAAGGTGATTTGATTTTTATACCAATGACCACAAGTTTTTTTGAAATCACTCAAGTTGAATCTGAAAATGACCAAGCAATGTTCTATACATTAGGTCGTGGTCGTGGCGGTAATGTGTATGTGTATGCACTCAAGATGAAACAATACTATTTCTCAAACGAGATTATCGATACCGGTGTTGCTGAAATAGATGATAATATTCGTAACTACTATCCAAGAACTCGTATTTCGTTAAATTCTGGTGGCACAGGTAAATTTGTAAACGATGAAATCATTTACCAAGGCTCTTCACTTGCAACGGCTACAGCACAGGCAATCGTTTATGATTTCAATCCAAACACTCACATAGATATTTACCGAACACAAGGAGATTTTGTTTCAACTTCTCCAGTAAAAGGAAATACTTCAGGTGCAAATTGGGGAATTACGCTTGTGTCTGATGCAGCAACACAAAATAATGCATTCGAAGACATTATTGACAATGCCCGAATTGAAGCGGCCAGTGATAACATCATTGACTTTACGGAAGTTAATCCGTTTGGAGAACCGTAATGTTAGGTAATGCACAATTTTATCACCGCACCATACGTAAGATGGTCGTCGTTTTTGGCACGATGTTTAATGATCTTGAGATTGTTCGATATACACAATCTGGCACACCTAAAGAAAAACTTAAAGTGCCATTATCGTATGGACCTAAAGAAAGGTATTTGACGCAGATCACTTCTGATCCTAATCTTATTAAGTCGGTCAATTCTGTCATACCAAGAATGTCGTTTAATCTTGATAGTCTTGAGTATGATGCAAGTCGTAAACAGATTTCTACATTACAAAATTTTTCTGCCGCAACAAGCACTGGTGTAAACACACAATATTTACCTGTTCCATACAATTTTGAATTTAGTTTGTCTATCTACGTGCGTAATACGGAAGATGGAACACAGATACTAGAACAAATTCTTCCATTTTTTACTCCGGATTTTAGTGTAGTTGTAGATTTTGTTCCATCAATGGGTCAAAAGTATACGGTGCCTATTATTTTAAACTCTGTGGCATCCACAGTAGAGTATGAAGGTGGTATGTCTGATGGTACAACAAGATTGATTCTTTGGGATTTGACATTTACTGTAAAGAGTTTCATCTGGCCACCCGTCAAGACCGGCAAAATCATCAATGCAGCGAACACCAACATTAACATTGATTTGTCAACAACAAGTGTGCAGAAAGTTTACGTTGATTTTGCAAACGGAAACAATGTCTTTACCACAGGTGAAACATTGCGCGACACGGCAAATGGATTCTTTGGCACAGTAGAATACTTCAGTAATACTTCTCTTGGAACATTAGTGATTACAAATGGTAACAAACTTATTGGAGAAGATTATGTATTAACTGGTGATTATTCTGGAGCAAAATATAAAGTGTCTACGTTAGATATAAATCCGATTAAAACAGTGGAGATAGTTACCGAACCAGATCCAACAAATGCGTTGCCAAATTCAAACTACGGTTACACGGAAACAATTACAGAATGGCCTGATACATTATGAAAAAACTGAATAAAAATCTATCTGAAATTTTTGACGTAGAGCCGATTGAAGAAAAGATCGTTGAAACATTACCTGTTGTTGTAAATAACAACACGAATCAGATTGATGCTGATGCAGAATTTGCAAGAGACAATATGCGTGAGTTGATTACAAACGGCAACAGAGCAATAACTGAACTGGCATCCGTAGCAAATCAATCAGAATCACCACGTGCATACGAAGTTTTAGCAACGATGATGAAAAATCTTGCTGAGATGAATAAAGATTTGTTGGAACTTCAGAAAAGAAAAAAAGAGCTTGCACCTCAGTCTGAGACCACAAAAGGAGTCAACATAGATAAAGCAGTGTTTGTTGGCTCCACTAACGAACTACTTAAAATGATTAAAGGAAATAAATAAAATCATGGAACAATTAATCGAACAAATGAAAGTTATTTTGGGAACAAACTTTGGTTTGTATTTCAAAGCACACACCTTTCATTGGAATGTAGAAGGTCCAAATTTTGCCGAGTATCATAATTTTCTTGGCACATTTTATGAAGGTGTATTTGCTAACACCGATCCAATTGCAGAACACATTCGTGCATTAGGTTCATATGCTCCTACCACTCTTGCAAGAATGATGGAACTATCAAAAGTCCAAGACATTGTTGCTATACCATCACCTTTGATTATGATGTCAGAACTTGCTTCCGATAACGACAAATACATTATGGAGTTGCGTTCTGGTATTGCAATAGCCGATGCGGCAGACGAACCTGCGGTAGGCAATTTTCTACAAGATATTCTTGATGCACATCAAAAACACGGTTGGATGTTGAAGAGTTTTACACGTTAAAACATGGATGACGGATATCTTGGTAATGCGCGGCTCAAACGAGTAGGCGTTGAATTATCCTATACTGAAGACCAACTCAAAGAGATTGTAAAATGCACCGAAGATCCGGTGTATTTTATTCGTAACTACGTTAAGATTGTCAACGTAGATAAAGGTCTTGTTCCTTTTGATATGTGGCCATTTCAAGAAGATATGGTCACACAATTTCACAGCAATCGTTTTGTCATTGCTAAAATGCCACGACAGGTTGGTAAAACAACCACGACTGTCGGGTATATGCTTTGGTCTGCACTATTCAACGAAGAGTTTGTAATTGGTATTCTTGCAAACAAACTTCAACTTGCACAAGACATTCTGGCTAAGATACAAAAAGCATATGAGTATTTACCCATGTGGCTTCAACAAGGTATCATCAACTGGAACAAACGTTCAATTGAATTAGAAAACGGTTCAAAGATTTATGCATACGCAACATCAGCAGCCGGTGTCCGAGGTGGTTCATACAATTTAATTTTTCTTGATGAATTTGCGTTCGTGCCTCATAACATGGCAGTGGATTTCTTTACTTCTACTTACCCTGTTATCTCATCTGGTAAAACATCAAAGGTAATTATTGTCTCTACACCGAATGGATTGAATTTGTTCTACAAGATGTGGACAGATGCAATTGAAAAACGTTCGACATACAAGACACTAGAAATCCACTGGTCAATGGTGCCGGGACGTGATGAAAAGTGGAAAGAAGAAACAATACGGAACACTTCTGAAGAACAGTTTCGTCAAGAGTTTGAAACAGAGTTTATTGGCTCTTCTGCGACACTTATCTCTGGTTCTAAACTACGTTCACTTGCGTTTTATGATCCTTTCCGTGTTGAAGATGATGGTCATCTATTTGTATATGAAGACCCAAGACCAGGTAGAATATACATTGCTACGGTAGATTGTTCCGAAGGTGTTGGTATGGACTATCACACTATCAACGTTCTTGATGCGACAGAAGCACCGTATAAACAAGTTGCAAGATATCGGAATAACAAACTACCTTTGTTATTTTTACCCACAGTCATCTATGCACTAGCAAACCGTTACAATCAAGCCTATGTATTGATTGAAACTAACAATGTAGGACAGCAGGTTGTAGACATTCTACACTATGATTTAGAATATGAGAATATCTACAAGTTGGAGCACCATCACATCAAAGGGCAAAGCATCTCCGCTGGCTTCAAACGTTCAGTT